GCCTGGATGCCCTGATTGGCCATCTTCTGGTCGAACTGCTCCTCACGCTGCTGCCACATCGGATCAAGCCGTGTCCGGGCTAACTCGCCGATGCGGCCTTCGATGGCGTTGTTGTCGAGCGAGAACGGCGTCGATAGATGCTTTCCCATCCGGTCGGTCTGATCGAGCGCAATGTCGTTGAAGCGCTTGTCGAATGTCTGCTCCTGCTCGAGCAGCGCCTGCTGCGCTGGAGTGAGCGTCGTGGTCGCCGTGAACGTCGGCGTTTTGATGGTCTGGAACTTGCCGGTGGGATTACCCTTGTCGTCGAGGATGGCGATCTGCTGCTCGGCCAACCCTGACTGGTTGTACTTAAGCGAGCCATAGGGGGTGACCTGGTTGGTCATGTTCAGAAGTTGCTGGGTGATGGCGGTATCGCGATTGGCCGCTCCTTGTGCAAGTGCGGTGCCGCCAACAGACGGAGGCTTCGGGGATTTCATCTCAGAACGGTCCTTGTTGATTCCATCTGAACCAGAATGGAGTTTCGAGATTCGCTAGCACAGCAGCCATGCGATCGGTCCTGCTCATCGCATTGCTCCCGCGCCGGCCGCCGGTATCTTTGATGAACCAGCTTTTGCGCGCGGCCTCGCGAGCCTTCTGTAACGGCGAGTTCCTGCCCATGGCTTTCTGTGCCATGCGCCACGAATCAAGCGTAGCGTCGATGCCGCGCTCGACGGGAGTAGCCGGCTCCGTCGGTAGTCCCGGAAACTGAGGGCGATTATGGATGAGATCGGCCGCCTGCATCCTCAGGCGTGCGGCATCCTGCCGAGCGCGTCCGATGGTGGCGGCATCCACAGGATTCCGGCCGGGTTCGAGCCCCGTCACGTCACGCTGCGCAATCGGATAGGCAGGCTGCCCAGAACCCGTAAAGTTAGTCGGTGGAGTTCTTGAACCGACCGTCGAATGTCGATCCGGGACACTGGGAACAGTTTCTCGAGCCAGCGCCCGAGCAAGTCCGAAGCCCGGTTCCCTTGTTCCGCTCAGAACAGCGCCCATGAAGGCCGGTTGCTGGCCCTGCGTAAAGGCATTCACCCTTGCTGAAATAGCACCCGGCTCGCCCCTGCCGGATCTAACGTTGGTCGGCTCGCGCAATCCCACAAGCTGACTCGGAGGAAGGCCTAAAGACGGCCCCAGACCTCGCGAAACAGCCGCTATGTGGCGGTCCACAGCATCGGCAGCTTCCAGGTCGGCATCGCTGGGCATACCCGTTACTGTGCGTGGCGTCTGCTGAACGTCGAACGGATTTCGGGATATCGAACCGAGCGAAATTTGTGGCGATTGTGGCGCTACGCGAATCGGCCCTAGGAGATCTCCTCGCTTGCCGATCGTGATCGCCTCGGGGCGGATGCGCGCTTGGTCCTTCGTAGTCGGCTGGTTGGGAACAGCAAGTCTACCGGGAACGAGACCGCGGATCGGATTGTAATGGCCAAGGATCGACAAATTTTCGTTGGACAATATTCCTGCGATTTCCGGGTTGGATGCGATGGGGGCAACCGGCGTGGACATCGTCTCGATCTCAGGTGCGATACGAGCCTGATCCTTCTGTTTCTGTCGCGGAGGATCGAGCATGGATTTGGGTGGAGGCACCGCGGCCGGCAGGCCAGTTGACGCGTTCGCGGATTGCGCGCCGAGAATGGCCGAAATCACGTCCAGTGCCGTCCCGAAGCCATCGGGGCGCGCTCTGGCGACCGGCCCGACTGGTCTGTTCAACCCGCCCCGTGTGCCTATCGAGCCGGTACCGCTGAGACCGCCCGTCAGGCCGCGGCCCTGCACCCCGCCAGGAACCCCTGCAACGCCTGGATCATTCCGGCTGCCAATCGGACTTCCGCTTCGGCGATCCGGCGCTTGAACACCGCCTATAGGACCAGCGGTTCCCCGACCCTGAACACCACCAGGAACTCCTGCAACTCCCGCATCGCGGCCGCTGGACGGCAATGAAACCCCGCCGATTGTAGAGCCAGACTTCTGACCGATGCCGGCAGTACCGGTGCCGGGGGCCCGACTTGAACTACTTCCCGCGCTACTGCTGTTGGCGGTCCCACCGACTATCCCACCGCCGGTTCTGCCAGGACCACCAGAAGCAGCGCTGGTGCCGCTGGCCTTGCTATCGGGCGCCGCCCCGACGCCCCCGACTGGGAATGAGGGCAGACCAGCATGACGCGCCGGTTTGGTGCGACCTCCTAAAGCCATAAGCATACGCATTTCCTGTGGGTTCAGGTACGCCAGGTACTCCCTTGGTGCCGGTCCTTCCGGATCGTACGAGCGGGGTACCGCTATTCTCCCGAAATTGCGCAATCGAGCCTCTCCCTTCAGTTAGCTTGTCTTTTGAAGCCAACCCTTCGCGGTAGCTTCTTCCCTGAGCATCCCCATCACCACGGCATCGTCATCGCCGTACCAGCGCCTCAGGATACCCTCGATTTTCCAGCCCCAGCGAAGCGCCATCTGGATGATGCGCTCGTTTTTCCTGCGTGTGCGGATGGTAATGCGCTCTGCGCCATTAACATTGAAAGCTGCATTGGCGATCTCTTTACATATGTCGCGGCTGAACGCGCCCTCTCCGACGCAGGTTAGTTCAATATTCTGATCGGCGAAGTCGTTGAGGATCGCCGCTCCGCGCAAGTTACCGAGGCGGTCCTCGATAGCGAGCACAGCAAACGGCGGATAGAACTGTGTATCCAGCAGGTCTTCCGCAAGAAGACGGGCCATTTCGGTTGTCCGTGAATCGCGGGCTATACGCACTCTTTCTTCCTTCTTCGCCACTCTTTCGTGTGCAGCGCCTGGCATGCGCGACAGCGTCGACCAGACCAGTGGACAGGGACGTACGTATTTTCCGATGTGAACGGATGGCCACGTTTGCAGTGAGTCTTCTTACGACGCCGCTTATGCCGCTTATGCCACTCAGCGATCACGGCAGCGCTTCGACCACGCTGTGTATTGACTTGCCTGGTGACCGGCTCGAGATGGAAGGGGTTTACACAACTAGGATTGCGGCACAGGTGATCCAGCACTAGTCCCGATGGGATAGGACCAATAATATCCTCATACGCGACGCGATGTGCCGGTCGCACTTTACCTTTGAGCTTAAAGAAACCGTATTGCTCTCGCGTGTAGTCTCGCTTGTAGCCGGTCCAGATCCAACATGCAGCGGAGGGAGTACCGATGATGCTCACGCGTGACCAAAATCTCTTCTTGTCTCGTGCTAGCATCACACCACTCCTCCCAATTCGAACAGCATGTCATACCCGGTAACGACGAACTTGAACTCGGTCCCCGCCTGCGTCTCATCGATGTTGATGTACGTGTACGGACTGATCACCGTTCCGATGTTGCCGTTGCCGCGCCACGCCCGCTGCACGACGTAGCCGTAGAGCACGTCAGGCCCGTCCCACTGCGAGGAATCCCAGGTGAAGAACCCGGTCTCCGCCATGACCGCATCGTCGGTCTCGGTCGGCACCTCATAGTCGACGCCGATGTATATCTCAGGCGACACTTCCGGCACGTCGGTCGAATAGATCGGCCGGCAGCCCTTGACATGCTTGAGCCTGCCCCTGGCGCCCAGATGCATGTAGGCCGGCAGCATCGATGCTGTGATCGACACCGAGTTGTCGGACGATCCGTAGTCGGCCTGGAACACGTTGCCGTCGGTGCCGCCGAAATAGAGGTCATCGTTGAACACTGCCCAGCAGTTGGCTTCCTGTGACTTGAACCGCGACCACGCGCCGGTGATGGTGTTGAACGCAAACTGCCAGGTAAGCTCGCCTCCCCCTGCCGGCACGTTGACCAGTGCCATGTTGCGCCGCGGGTAGGCGATCATTTCCCAGCCGAACGTGGTGCCTACCCGCTGCACCGCCTCCATCCATGCCTCGCGGATGTTGCGGGTCAGCGCCTTGTTGTTGGCGACCGCCCGGTCAGCATCGCCGCGGAACACGACCGACAACGGGAGAATGCCGTCCTCGGTCATGATCGCCAGATCGGCGCCCACCTGAAGAAGGCAGCGCCGGCCGATCGGTTCTCCTATTCGATAGACGCCCACCAGCTCCCACGTAGTAGCCGACGATGGATCGGTGCCGGCGTAGAGCGCAACCTCGCCTTCCGAGGTGACGATCACGAACAGGTCGTCCATGCCGTCGCCGGCGTCCACCGACCAGGTGCCGGTCGCCATCACATAGCCGCCGCGCTTGAACAGCGCACCAACCGGAAACTCCGATGCCGCGCCGGCGATCGCGTCGGTGGCGAGGTACCAAAGCGACATGGAGTTGACCGGCGTGAACCACAGCCGCTTCTTGTGCAGCGAGATGTTCATGAAAGTCGATTCATCCACGCCGGTGATCGCAGGAGTGGCCCATGCACCGCCGTTGTAGTGCCGCGGGTTGTCGACTCCGTTGACGATGTAAAGGTACTGGGTCCCGGAATTGGCCATCATTACCGACTGGAACTTGACATTGGTCAGCCCCGTGACATCGGCCGCCCCGACTGCGCCCGACGAGGTGACGTTGAAGATCGACGTTCCGTTGCCGGCGAACATCTTCGATGCCGAAGCCGAGGTGTAGACCAAAAGCGACTCGACGTTGCCACTCATGCCGGTTGCGTGGCTTGTGTAGCCGCGCCTGACTCGCACTCCCTGCGGGCTCGGGAAAGAAGTTGTCGAGCAGGAGCGCGGATTCTTCCTCGGCGTTGACCGGCGATTCCTGGGTCATCCATCCCTTCACGGGCGCCGGGAACTGGATGGTCCTGCCGTGCGGCGTCCTGCCGGGGTTGGGGCGTATGGCTCTACGCATGAGCAATCCTTCGACGGTTAACCCTTGAAGCTTTTTTCTTACTGAGCCAAGTTACGGCGACGAGTTTCGGACTCGGCAGCGCGTAGCATTCGGCTAAGGCAACGATGCCCGCGCATTGCAGGCAATCAAGAAGGCGCTGGCAAGCAATCCAGCTGCGCTAGCCTTCCTCCGATGGCACAAGAGAAGGGCCGGAAAGGACTGCACCGAATCCGTGCAAATCTGCGCAATCCGAGAAGTGCCAGACAGTGCGTCACATGCCCGTGGAAATCTCGCCCGTTGCTTGGTGCATCAACCACTTAATAAAAGCCCGCACTGGTGGCCTCGGCACGCCGGGGCGAGTGACGATGTAGTAGCCGCCGGTATCATTTTCTGAAGAAAGCTCCACCAGCTGCCCGGACTTGATTTCATTATCCACGAAGCAACGCGCGGTATAAATAAGCCCCTCGCCCCGTCGCATCGCCTCCATGATCAGATTCCCGGGCATATGCGTGATCATCAGCGGCCGTTCTGGGGTGATGTCGCGGCGCTCCATCCACTCCGCAACCTGATTGGTGCCCAATTCCTGCAGCCAAGGCATTTCGACGAGCATCGCCGGATCGGTGATTTTTTGCCTGCCGATCAGTCTGCGCGCTGCTACCACGACCATATCGGGAAGTAAAAAAGGCGTGACCACCATGCCCGGCCAATCGTCATCACCGAAGCGGATGGCCAAATCGATCCCGCCTGGTGCCAGTTTGGTCACCCCTGTCGTCGGACTCAACATTAACGTGACACCAGGATGCTTGTGCTGGAAATCCATGATGCGTGGCATAAGCCAATTCACAGCAAAAGCCGGCGACATCGTGACCTGAACTGGGCGCGTGGTCTCAGCGCCCGTCAGGATTTCAACGCCTTCGCGGATAGCGGCAAGACCGCTCGCCAGATGGCGAGCCAGCGCAGCGCCCTCATTGGTCAGCCTGACTCCCCGCCGCCCATGTCGCGTGAAGAGGGCTACACCCAGCCGGGCCTCCAGCGCCTTCATCTGTTGGCTGACTGCCGCGTTGCTTATGTTCAGCCTCGCGCTCGCCCGTGAGACGCTTCCAGTCTCCGCCACAGTAGCGAATGCTCGGAGACTGTTTAGGGACGGATAATCAGCCCAGTTCATTTTGTACGACATGTCTTACATGTCGACTATGTTCCAAGTCGAGTCAGATCAGGATCTGGTTAATGGTGTCAACATCTGAAATCTGGCGTATCACATCGGCAAGCCTCTCGATGCTTCATCAAACTGGCGTCGATCCGCATCTGGCTGCGAGCTTTTGGGTAAGCGCCTTGGCCGCTGATCTCTCTCTTGAGTTGATCAGATACCAACACCGCTAAACTTGCGTGATCGTTCCCGGCCACCAGCCTTCGGAGAATTCCTCGAACGCGCTGGTGGTGGCGATTGGCTGCGCCGCCCTGTCATGGGCAATTTCCATTTCTTTCTGGCGCTCGAAGTCGGCCAGGTCCTCGGCGTAGTCGAGCTGCTTGGCCTTCTTCCATCGCCACACCAAATCAAGGGTTAGCAGCTCCTCCGACAGCCGGCTTTCATCGGTATCGACGGTGAATGCCGCCTTGTCGTTGGTATCGTCGCTGTTGCCGGTGGGCCGCGCGTTGTAGCGCGACACGTAGCTGTAGCGGAACGAATCCGAGGTCGTCGGTGCGGGCGTGATGTTGATCACTCCGTCGATCATCGTCCAGTACTTGTCGGCGCCGGTGACGTTCTGGGCGAGCAGCAACAGCCACTTCTCAGCCGAGATCGCGCCCGCCAGCGGCAACCGCTTGTTCACGTCCCACAGCTGCGTCATCGGCGCGAAGCGGTCGAAGTTCGTCGGCGGCTGCCCGGTCTGGGCCTGCGCGGCCACGCCGGTGAATGTCCTGACCTTCAAAAGCTTCGACCAGTGGTGATCCTTCATCAGCTGCCTGGCGCCGGCGTTGAGCAGACGCAGCAGCTGCTGGGCATCGGTCGCCGTCGATGAGGCAACGGCGGAAGGCTCCGGAATGCCGATGTGCAGCGCGGCGTCCTGGATAATCGAAAGCATTGTCAACGGACATTACTCCGTGCGTTGCGCGATTTTGTTGCGCCGGCTCGACTCGGCCACCAGCTCCGCCGGCTCTTCTTTGGTTCGCCAGTGCCGCTTCGGCGGCGCGGCCACCGGCTCGGGCTTTTGCCCAGCCTGGAATGCCGCCCAGGCCTTGGAATGATTTTCCTTGTCGGGATCGGTGGCCTCGCGCGGGCCAATCTCGTTGCCAGAGTCGATGCGATAGGCGAACAGGATGTGCTTTCCGTCCTCGGCCAGGAAGAAGCGCGGGCCTGTGGTGTAGACAGCCTGCCGTTCGATGGTCATGAGTGGACTCCTTTCAGTTGTGATGCGACCGCAGCTGCGAGCGCGACCATGTCGATTTGCGGCGACTGCACGACCGCGATAGATTCGGCGCCCGCGAGTAGGTTCTCGTAGCGCTGGTTTACCTGCGCGATCTGGCTTTTCAGCGTCTCGATCTCGGCCTTGAGCCGCTGGTTTTCGGCCACTAGCTTCGTCACCACGGAGTTATCGCCCGCCGCCTTGAGATAAGCCTGCGCCTTCCTTACGAGCTCGAGCCCGCCCATGCCGATCTTCTGGATTGCCGTGTCGGTGAGGTTGGCGAGATGCTCAAGCGTCGGGATGTTGATCGCTCTCAGCTCCTTCACCTGCGCCGGGTTGAGGAACGGCACCATCTCGAGTGGCGTTCCTTCCGCCGGCTGCTCCTGGGTGCGCTTCCAGTGTTCGTACTGGCGGCCAAAGCGTTCCTTAGCGTTGGCGTCCACCTTCTTGATAAACTCATCCTTGGAGCCGGGGTTGATGATTGAGATCATCTCCACGTTGTCGTAGATCGGCCGGCCGGCTTCCGCGGACTTGGCCTTGTTCTCAATGGGGTCGATGAAGAAGCGCAGGATGGGTCCAGGTTCTCGCGACTGCTGCGCGGCCACGGTTTCGAAGGCAGAGAAATCAAGGGGGTCAAGCGACATTCCAGAACTCCGTTTCATGTGGCTTAGGTTCGCCGTGGAAGCAGACCACGCTGGCGTTGTCAGGCACGTGGCCGGCCCGGCAGTGCGCCTTCCAAGAGATGATCTTTTCCGGGAATGCGTCCTGCAGGACCGCCGCCTGCGGGAAGAGCATTTCAACGACCTGCTGATCGCCGCGCGGCGCCCGCGGGCAACCGACCGCCAGCCAGTTCGACCAGATTTCCGCACACTCATCGCCGCACCACGCCATCACTCCGGAGGCAAGATGCAGCGGATGATGGAAATCTCTCAGCATGGCGAACGGTCCGGCATAGCGAGCAAGAAAGTCCACGTTCCCGACCATGACCGTGTCGAGGTCGAGGTAGATGACCCGCTCGTCGGGCGCGAACGTGCCCTTGCGGAACAGCGCCAGCTTGCCCCACCAGCCATCGAGTCCCTTAGGGATCGACTGTTCGGTGAACACCCGGAACTGAAACGGTTCCGTCAGATGGCGGCTGACACCGTCCCGCAATCGGGTGACGTATTCATCGCCGCGGCCGAGATAGTTCCCTGAGTTGAGGCAGGCCACGGTTGGCATCGTTTCCACTGATCCTGCAACAGCCCGTCGCCGAATATCTGCAGATCGATCGGCTCGAGGTCCGGCTTCTGGAACCTCTCCAGCAGCGCCTTGAAGTTTTCGATCTGGACGAGAAAATTCAGCCTTGTTGAGCGGCCGTTGACGATGATCGTCTCGCCCCGGTCGCGGTCCGGATAGGCGTGAGTCCGGTCGTCCCGGAACGAAGAATCGAGTCCATGCATCCGGAAGCTCCGGAAGCCCATCACGTACCCCAAGTTGAGCCACCTGAGGCCCATCGTGGTTCCTCCGCCGATGGCGAACCAGTCGTGCGGCATCAACTGCTTGAGAAAATCCTCGAGGCCGGGCGGTCCCAGCGGATGCCACAGCACAACGTGACACCCCCTGAGCTTGTCGAACACGCTGGCGTGACAGACCGAGGCCACGAAGTAGTTCACCTCCTCATGCCGGGCCACGACGTCGGCCATGTACCGGTTCGGATCGAGCACTCCGCAGGCGTTAGGCACGATGCCCTTGTCGAGCAGAAGCCCGAGTGAGCCGTTCACCGCGGCGATGTAGCCCGACAACTCCCGCCACGTATCCTCCAGCGAAGGCCCACCGGCCGCCACCGACAGCACATGCTCATGCCGCCTGCATCGGCTGACCTGCGGCAGACCGCGCCGCAGAGCCGAGCGCACGTTCTCCAGCTGGACTTCGACCGGAACAGTAGTGGTGACCGGAAAATTGGAGAGGAAGGGGTTTCTCCCTCCCTCGCCATTCGTTTGCGTCACTACGAGATGATCGACACGCGGTCGGCAACGAACGGGCGGTGGATTTCGAAGTCCGCCACGCCCGAGTCTACCACCGTGAGCGATGCGCCCTTGGCTTCCCAGAGCACGTCGCCGGCGACCGAGGCGTCATCCACACTTCCCGCCGTCGCGGTGATGTAGACGCGCCCGTTGTCTGCGAACTGGGTCAGGCACTTGCCAACGGCCTTGCCGGTGATCTGGTACCAGCCGTACTGGTTGGCGACGTTCGCCGACATGGCGACGCCCACCGGGCC